ACGTACCACGCGTAACTCGAACCACTAGCTCTAGTAGTGCCAGACCAGTAGAAGTTGGACTGGGTACCCGGAAAAAACGTCCCATTTATCGCCGGTGAAAAAACGCTATAATCAACAATCGATGGTAATTCTTTTACGTTAGGTAAACGCCAGTCGGAAAAGCCTGCATAAACTAATGCCTCGCAGTTAATAATGGCGTTACTCCAAGTCATTATCGCAGGAGTCGTTAAATTGGCTGCTGAACGAGTCCATAAAGTTTCTCGCCAATAGCCACTAGCTAAATCATCAAGAAATGTTCCAGAAGTATGGTCTACAACACAGACATAGAAAGATTTAATAGTAAGGGGATTGCTTGCGGTTGTTCCAGTCGCACTAACTGTTACAACGGTTGAACTTGTAACTATTTTGACAAAACCTTGTGATACATCATTGATAAATATTTCTCTTCCCAAATCAGCAGAACTAAATGGAGTACCACTGTCTGCGGTTACAACATATCCAGCACGGCTGGCATTAACTCCAGTAGTTGCCTCAAGGGCCCTTACTAAATCTCCAATAATATAAGCGTGTGAACTTGCCCATTCTCCGTGTGCTACTTGGATCTGGTTATCCGTCCTTACACTCACTCCCGGAATAATAAGTGTTGGCTGTTTTATCCACATAAGACCAGTAGCCTTATCGGAAATAGTGCCATCGCCGTTATCTACATACCTTGGGGCCGCAGGATTACCTTTCTCATAAGTGCCATCATCACCAGCTTGATATTCGACCGTCTGTCCTGTTTTAGGTAATATTCTTGTTACGCCGTATTGCTTTAAGGTCTTATCTGCCATAGTTCCTCCTTATCCTTTCCCAAATAAACTACTAATTTTACTCCAGATATCTCCGGTACCACTCATGCCTCCGAAATTCATACCACCCAGTAAATTCATGATGCTACCAAAAGTATTAGTTGACTGAGTAGCCGGCATCTGCCAGTTCGGAATTCCATACTGGCTTTGCGTACCATAGAGAGACTGCGCCGCGGTGATCGGCTGCGCCATCTCCGTACGCTGCCTTGTGAATTCATTATACTGTCTTTCCAAATCCGCCTGTTCTAAGGTTCGAGATAGAGATCCAAAAGTCTGTGATGCCCCGATTTTAGACAAAGGTACTGTCTGATTTTCATAGGTATCCATCCCCTGCGCAGTCGTGGCAGCTCCGAGCATATTCTGTCGTTCATTCTGGATAAAACTTCCGATGATCGAATTGAGATTTTGCAGGTTGCGGTTAGTAAGATCCTTCTCCTCTCCCAAAGACGCGGTTGAGAAGAATTTACCCCGGGCCCCGGATCCCCGACGAGAGGCATTGATCGCATCCATTAGGTCCTGGTTAGAGACTTCCTGCATCGACTTGATAAAAGGAGAGGCATTCGGATCTGCGTATTTTCCGGCCAGGGTATCTGATATCTGCTGTTTACCCTGTTTAAAGAGATCTCCGATACCTGCGCCTCCCAGGAATTGATCCAGAATACTCATCCCGGTCTGCTCCTGGTCAGTCATTCCTGCTGAAAGCTTTCCGCCATAAGCCTCCCCGGGTTTATACTGGTCCATATAGGTTTTTATCCAGTCGGCTAATTTCTGACCGGTTTCTCTCTGCCAGGAAGGCATCATCTGCTCAAGACTTATCTGAGCCCCTTCTTCTTTTTTCTTTCCGAATAAACTCCCTGCTATGCTTGCTATTGCTGGTATTGCCGCCATCCAACCCATATTATCCTCCTTTTAGATATCCGCATTCTTGCGGTAAAATTCCTAAAGTTTTCATTTTTTCTGCTGTCATACACCACTCCGGCCTGTCATAATATCTGTCGCAAAGATTCTTCTTATTTAAGGATGGACATCTTTTATCGGTCTGGACCGGAGTACAAAGACCCGATGGATCATAGAAAGTAAGGTAACAACACTTTCCGCATTTTAAGCAGAGATCCTTTTTCTCTAATACCTCGAGCATCAAAACACCAATAAGGTTATCGCGCAATTCGCCGCGCTACATTTTAAATAAATATCGGTATCGGTCCATGCCGTACCAGAGTCATAAACTACTCCTGCCTTGTCTATCTTTAAAACGATATAGCCAGTCGGGACGCGCTTTAAAGTATGCGCAATGGTATTCTCGGAATTAGCAACTCCGGAATCGGCTATCGTCTTAATCTCCGCGTTAAAGTTATCCGTAAATAATAATCCCTTATTTAAAATCTGAGCCAACTCCGTCGAGAAACTATAAAGTTCCTGTTCAAGAGCTTTTTCAAATTCATTCTTCGCGTCCGGCTTAGTGGTCTTAATTCTTTTTCTTATCTGAGCCATAGAATCACGCTGGCGCGGCCAGCTCCGTTATTTAATTCCGTCATGGTATCTCCGGTCTTTAATTTATTAAGGATGAATTCTAAGAGTCCGTTGCCTAAAACATAAAATCCTAATTTCCAATAATGCCCGGTATAAATCGCCGGCGCGATTCCTATAAGAAAACTGGTAATGAGTCCATAGATCAAACGAATCCAACAGCCCTCCCTGTCATGCGTAATACTAGCCAGCCAGGAAGGTTTATCATCATGCTCCGGATCATAACTGCCATATCCTAAACGGATGATGTTCGCCGGGCCCCCCACCGCCAGAAACATCCACCAACGCAGACTGATGGCATACCATAGGCCCAGGGCCACCGGGATCAAGATATCCCGGTAGCCGGACCATTTAGCCTTATCCCATCCTCCTAAGCGCCAAAGAAAGGCGCATGCGGCAATAAAAATTATCCTTACCATTCCAACCTGCCTCCAGCTTTGCCTCCGACTCCTGTCCTACTATTGCCAACTCCTGAGGTTTCCGTAAAACCATATCCCTCGACGAATAGAATTGGTAACCACCAGGGGCGCTTTTTGATCTCCTGTTTCTGAGACTGCTGTGGTGCAAAGGTTACAGTACTAAAACTAAAAGGATAAATCCTCATTGACTGCGTTTGCGTCTGTGGTTTACCGGAGAAGATTCTCCAGACCAAACTGCATGCAGCGATAACCAGGATTATCCCCAGGACTGTCCGCGCGTCTTTTAACCAGGGGACCAGCTGGAAGAAGGATGCGAAGAACTTTTTAATATCGAATTTCTCTCCCTCAGCCATTGATTACTCCTATCCACTTAAGGATCTTATCCTTATTTGCGCTGAGCCAGTTATATCCGATATCCACCCAGGCGCGTATCGTGGTAACTATCTTCTTAAAACTTTCCGCCGGGATAATCGGAAAAAGGATATCCACGACCAGCGTCAAAAGTTCCTTTAAGAATTTCAAAATCACCTCTGCGAATCCGATAACAGTCGCCAGAATCGCAGCCAGCCATTTTATTACCTTCATCTGACACCTCCTTTTTTTATCTATTCACACTTAACACGGCGCAGACTTTCTGTAAGCCGCCGACAACTTCGGAAAGAGTAGCTATCTGATCTTTGTGCTCTTGGCGCTGGTATTCATGCGCGTTGCTAACTGCCTGCGCAAAATTCGTTAATGTATTCGCCAATAACTGCGCCGCTATCTTCTGATCCTTTAAATCTCCGTTGATTATATCAATATACCGTTCTTCGCGATCCCGGTTGCACTTTAAGATATATTTAATCAGCCAGACTAAAAAGGTTGCAAATGCTACGAAAGCTACTGGATAAATCCCATAGTCAAAGATTGCTTTAATCCCCTCATTCATATTACCTCCTCTGTTCCTTTGAAAGATAATAAGGAAAAAACGCCTTGATGTAAAAGATCTGCCCGGATTCAGAGTTACGAGCCCGAAATCTGATCTCTGATGCATAGACATCAAAATACACATTGTACTGGACCGGTTTCTCCGTAAGTTCAATATAGGTCTTACTCGACGAATAAGGTACATTAATCCAGGTACTTCCTCCGTCGATAGAATAATCGATGTAGAGTTTTGCTCCGCTGGACCCTCTGGCCCAGAAATCTATTTGCAGCCATCGGGATTTTAACTCTAAGGAATTACCGATAAAATCCTTTGTCTCAAAAACTCCATCGACTGCCACCCCGAGATCATCAGCTTTTGTGTAGTCGAGTTTCATCGTGTTACCATCTTTATTTCCAAAGACAACTTCTTCCCAGTCTGCGATCGAATCTCCGGCATCCCAAAGATCCAAAGCCTCATCCCAAATCTTTGTGCCATTATCGTCATCCCAGCTTTCGCTTAAGATTTTCTCCCACTTTATGGCTGCGGTAAGTTCGGAGCACGTATCGACATACCAAAAGCCATTTCTATAATTATACTTCCAGACTTCTTTCGGCCATGTATCTCCGGATATAATTATAAAAAACCAGATCTCGGTAAGTTCTTGGACATGAATAGCAAAGCAACGATTCATCTTGTTCCTGTCAACCTTGTCAAAAACCTCATCCCTTACCGATGCGCCAATAGAGTTAGGCTGCATGCCATTCCAAACATAGAAATCGTTAAGGGCCATAAAATAATGCTGGCCCTCAGCCTCAGCTACCGCACCAGTTCTTATACAATTAAAATCAAAGATATCAGTAGTCGAGACCTTCTGACCCAGCCAGAGAGATTCTTTCTTATAGACTGCCGCGTATTCGTTTAATTTCATGATATTCTGGATCGGAGAAGGTTCATCTCCCAAGACATCGGCTCCAGAGTTTCCACCGGTCCACTTCTGGCAATTTCCGGTATCCGGCCATTGTACCTTCCAAGGATTTACATTCACTCCGTCGTCAATATGCGCCAGTAATAAATAAGGGGACAAATAAGTCATATACTTAGCTTTTGGAGGAGATCCACCCAAGGCTGCGGTATTGCCATACCCTGGCCATTTTCTGATCAGATTAACTCCATTAGAAATAATTGAAAGTCCATCTTCCGTAACAGTAGCAAAAGAAAAGAAATCCTCATCTCCTCCACTAAAGTCGCTCGCGCTGATTGCTTGCCACACCAGGGAGGATGTATTGTATTTTTCAATCTTGGTCTTGGATGTCCGGATCAGGTATTTGATCCCGGTATTTAACTCCAACTTAGCCAGGCCCATGATCTGGCCGCCGGCGATAGCGCTACCGACGAGAGTCTTCCCGGGGCGTTTGCGTAATTCTCCCCGATAGTAGTACATATTTTTTGGGAATCCGCTCTGATCAGAGATAAAGGTAGAAGGTATGCTGTAATCGATACCTTTAACCGGCATCACAACGCCTTTTCTAAGTAATGGCATAATAGACTCCTTTTACATTAAATTCCGGGACCAGTAGCGGTCCTTTATCTCATCAGTAGCCCGTTCCAAAGCCACTTGACACCAGTAAGGATCCGTTGATATACAGATACATTTCCTAAAGAGTGCCGGCGCGATGGCTGCGATCTTAGAAGTATTACCGAATGGCTGCAAGATAACATCGTCCTTTTGCGTAATAACCTTGACCACTTCCCGGAGCAACTGCTTAGGATAATCGATCTTATTCATATCGATATCAGTCTTTACTCCGGTCTTATTGAATAAAAGATAATAATCATTCTTCTGTTTATAGGCACTGGGTCCTCCATCGGCTTTCTCTAGATCCGGATGATTCTGAAATTTAGCCAGATCAAAAACCAGACTCTCAACCAGATCATAACCGGTAGTCTTCATCACCGCAGAAATCACGGCCACCTCAGCTTCCCAGCATCCGACGAAGAAATAGCCCTCATCTTTTAATAACTTATCCATAAGAGTAATCCAGTTCTGGGTAAATTCATTCCAGGCCAGATTCTTATAATTCTTCTTATCCGTTGCCAGATGTTTCGTCCATAAAGCCGGGTAATGTTCTCCTATATTCTTCAGAGCGATAGGGGTTAGAGTAATTAACTGGACACTCTTTACTGGGACCACTTCCTCCGCCTGCAAAGAGTCTCCTTCATAAATCATCAAAAATCCTTTGGGATCCCGGTAAAATTCTTTCATTTCTTCTCCTCCAGATTCTTAAGCCTCTGATTTATAGAATTGACTAGGCGCGCAGTCTGATAGACTGTTTCCGCAGTATAGAGGATTGTAGAATTTATGTTCATGAGGCTCATGCGTTCGGCCACCTGAGAGAGGATCTTATATTCCGCCTGGATAATCTTGCATTGCCAACTCAATGGCTCTGAGAAAGCTCCGTTGATGGCCATATTGCAAAGGATACAGCCATGACAAATCTTCGAGGCCTCGCAAGTCTTACATTTCTCGACGCTGGATTTCCTGATCTGGCGGAAGATTCCCCGGTTGAATCCTTTATCGATATTTCCTAGTTTATAAATACGGTTACTGGCTGCACGATGGCAGGGATAAATGGATCCATCCGTCTGTATGGCAATAAGGCCTTTACCGGATCCGCAATGCTCATCCGTCGGAGCCTCTTTCTGCATGAGGATACTCAAAGGATATTCGATAAAATGCACTTCCAGGTCCTTATATTTTTCACGTAAATTGACTAACTTCCAGAATTCCCGGATGTAATTCGTGATATCGTCTTCGCTCCACTCAACTTCCATGATATTATGATGCATGAATCTCTTAACTCCCAGGCCATAGAGGAATTCGCAGTTTATGGCCAGATCGTTGATATTCTCCGGAGAATAGGTAAGCCGACCGGTAACAGGCAGGATCTCAGCTATCTTCTTGATATTCTCCAGGACCTTTGTCGCCTGACCGCGATTATGCTCTTGATGTTCCCATGTCCCATCTACGGAAACCTGGACCATAACTTTATTTGCCTTTAAGAATTTATAAAAATCCTCATCCCAGTAAGTACCATTCGTAGAAATAAAGTATTTAAGTTGACGGTCCTTCCAGGTAGCATTTCCGTATTCGATGATTGCCTTAACCAGTTCCGGATATAACAACGGCTCTCCTCCGAAAAAATTTAAGGTAAATTGCTCCTTAATCTTGTCGCTTGCGCGCAGTTCATCCAGGATCCTTTTTGCCTGGTCCAGAGACATCGTGTTATCATCCTGCTTATGAAAACAGTACTTACAATGCAAATTGCAGCGATTCGTAATGAAGAGATCCGCAGCAAAAAGAAAATCGTCCTTAACAGATATTGAGTTGAGCATTTAATTCTTCTCCCCTTGCCTTTGTAAAAAGATATTTCATCAGTTCGACTTCTATTTTATTGACCTTACACCAGTACGCAGTAGGTTTGAACATATCCCGGTTGAGTTCTAAATTTTCAGCTAAACACATCCCTCGGCTACAAACATGCTCGATTTCGCATCCTTTACAATACTTCCCCAGCTGCTTACGATCCTTCTCAAGTTGACCCCACATCCTCTCCGTCGAATTCCAGTAAGTCGGGCTCCAATCATAGATCGAGCCCATCTTGAAAGTATCCAGGCCATAAAACCAGTCGCAGGGATAGACATCCCCTTCCGGAGTGATCGTAAGCGTATGATCCCCGGTACCGCAATAATGCGGCAGTAAATGGAAAAGAGGGTTACGATTCTTCTTTGCGTCCCGGACCAACTGATCCCAGACCATGAGGCTTACCCTGGGAGGATCCTTTTCATAGATAAAATCAATAATCATCTTCATTTCCCGGGCGTAGAGACCCAACTGTTCATCATTTAGTTCATACTTCCTAGGAAGAGAAAGCTTGAAGAGCCGGCCACCTTCGGTATAGAGACGCATAAAGATATCAAAGATCTGGCCATCGGAAGAAACCAGATGGACCCCTATCTTAAGCCGACGCATTAACTGGATCATATTCTCGTTAAGGATAGACGCACTCCAGACAATGCCGACTTGATCCCTAAATTCGATAAAGAATTTCATGGCTTGATCCGTCATGAGGCAGCCATTCGTAATTATCCTATAAACCAGATGCGGATATTCCCGGACTACCCGGGAAATAATATCGAATCGCAGGAGCGGTTCGCCTCCGTAAAACATGATCGTTGCATCTTCCCCGAATTCCCTCTGGATAAACTCTACCGCATCCAAGGCAGTTTTATCGGAGATTCCGACCTTCTTACGCATGGCCTTAGGCTGGTAACAATAGACACAATCCAGATTGCAGTCGCAAGTAAGCATAAGGTTTATGATCTTATCCCCGGCCATATTTCTCCTTATTGTAAAACATTCTCATCGTAGCTACCGTACCACAGGGACCGGAATCTGGAGTACACATACAACCCCAGGCTCCATTCCCCCAGTTATTTCCGTAATCATGCACACACCAGGCAGTCGGAGGATTCTCATAAGTCGGCCCGGAATTCCTAGCGCTACATCCGTAAGAACATTCCGTTGATTGATGATCATCGCATCCGCATCCGGATTGATTTCCGCAGTCTGCGCAATAATTACAGAATTCGCAGTTACAGATACAGGCCCCTTCCAGGGAATTTACTCCGGTTCTAACTTCATCAATATGCGGCTTACGGATTTCAATCACATCAGCCACAATGGGATCGTCCGTCCAACTGGGAGTCGCGGCGTTATCCGAGGGGCAAGTCATGGCGTTAGTATCCGCCACCGCAGCCCGAAGATCATCAATATGCTTTTTACGAATTTCGGTTACATCTCCTTGCAGAGTATCTTCAAAACTGTAATTATTCGTCGTTCCCTTATTCCGACGTTGCCGTTCAGCGTTAATCGCGGTCCTTAAATCGTTTATATGAGCAATGGCAACTTCTGTCGAATCCGCCGTTATAGTCGGAGAAAAGCTCGTCGGAGTACCGGCCTGCCGCCAGTTTTTAGTATTTTGAGGGCATGAACTCCATGTAGGCATAGGTCCTCCTTAAGCTTTATATTTAGCGTAGCCGGCAGCTGAAATATGGATTGTCTCATTTACCCATTTGCTGGTCCCGGAATCATAGCGCAGGAATTGATCATCGGCTATCGCTGCAATAGTAACATCATTCAGGGTTGAGATAGCATTCGCGATCGCTCCATTAGTAGTAATCTGATTTATCCCTTCGGCGTTACGATAGAAAAGTTCAAGCTTTCCGGAGACTGTCTTCGCGTAAAAGATGCCGCAACCGGTTACTGCCGCAAAATCAGTAACGGAATCGATGAGGGTAGCCTTTTTGTGGTACCCGATATTATCGTCTCCGGATTCATCATCGGCAAATTCATGGTCTGCGGCTAAACGTTCCCGGATAGCTCTCTTAAATTCCCGAATATCATCGTCTCCCAGGGACCGTGCGCGCGATCCTGCCGGTTTTTCCTCATCCCACGTCTCAACATAAACCATATTATCCTCCTTAATCTGTTGTAACCCAGATTCCGTCGGCTCCGATAATCGCCCATTGAGTAGCGGAGATAAGTTTCAGGATTATCGTCGCATAAACCTCTAATGTCTGGTCATTATAAATTGTATCTCCTGCGCCACTATCAGCTATCTTATCTGAATCAGCTGCATCGATTATTAATTTACCTGCTGCAATCTTAGCGAAAGTAAACCAAATTCCTATATCCGCAGCGGCAACTGATGGTAGGCTAAAGGTTTTTTCAGCGGCAGAATTCATAACGAGCGTTTTACCTTTATCCGCAAGCGTTACGGTATAGTTATCGGTTTTAGTCTCCGTTACTGATGAACCCTCAACCTCTGTCAATGTGCCGGACGTGATAAGCATTTCAACCGCCAAACTATTGGCATGAGCCACATCAGAAGTCCCTTCCTGCGCCCTAACAACCGTAAGGTCATTAGTCGAACGCGCAGTAACTCTGACTATTTCCATCCCTGAATCATTACCCGGATCCGGATAGGTTGTCTTATCCCAAATCGTAACAAGGAAATCTCCGGAGGCTGGAAACTTCGAACCGTCGGTAACAGTCAAAGTAGTCGCTGCTTGAGCAAAACCTCCGCCCATGTTGATTGTTGATTTTGCATTATTTTTCAATTGTAATGACATATTCTTACCCTCCTTTAACCTCGATATTCTTTTTTCTCTATCTGAATTTTCCAGTCAAGCATCTTTAAGAAATTATTGTATAATAAATCCATCGCGCCCTGAGCCATATTGTCCGGGCATTCCGTCGTCTTAAGATAACCGGCCGCACAGTTATGCCGGTTGATCAACTGCTGTTCACGCCATTTTTCTTTATAGTACTGGCCATGATAAGAAAAGATCTCCAGGCCATTCTCCGTAAAGATCTGCTCACGCCGCTCTACCACCCGGATGTAAGGTTTAAGATGCTGCTCATTCGTCCCTAGCCATTGCAGCCCTGGCAGTTTTATAATCTTGTCATAGGCCCAGAAATGTAAAAAAGATAAATTCATCGCATCCATATCCGGGGCCCGGAATCCTCCCTTAAGGAAGATCTCCCAACTCCAACGCAGGGCATCCTGCCACTTAAAAGGATCAAGGAAGACCGGACAATTACAGAGATCCTTATCGTTGTAGAATCCGCGTTCGACATTCCAGTACCATCCCAAAGGTTTATCTCCATAGTGGAATTCGTGATGGGGATCGTCATAGACTTTATTCTGTTCCTTAGAGGGCCCCAGGATATAACCGGTCTTTGCGGCGATCTGGAAGAATTGAAAAGG